GGAAAACACTTTGATGATATGATAGAAGATTATTTATATTTAGTAGATTTAAAAGAAAGATTAAAAAAAGACATAAACGATAATGGAATAAGATATAAATCAACAGGTGGAAATGGGTTTACAACATATAAGCCTAATGAAAGCTGTGAAAGATTATTAAAAACGAATGCACAGATGCTAAAGATTTTACAAGACTTAGATTTGAAAGCACCAGATGAAGGTGGTGGAGATGAAGGGGATGATTTATTGTAAGGAAATAGATGATTATTTAAAATATTGCAAAGAAAATCCAGAAAAAATAAATGAAGATAGAAAATTGCTTATAAAAAACATCGTAGAACCTTTATTAAAAAGGGAGGATGTTTTTTTTGATAGTGAAACATATTATAAATGTATTTCGTATTGTGAAAGATGGTATTACAAATTGTTTCCATATCAAAAGTTTATATATGCATTTGTTTTTATGTATAAAGATGACATTCCAGTCTTTAAAACTTTTGTAATCTTGATGGGAAGAGGTAACGGAAAAGACGGAATGATGTCTCCTTTAATGAACTTTTTACAATCTAGGTTGTATGGAGTGCCTAAATACAGCATTGATATTGTGGCTACTTCAGAAGAACAATCGCAAGATACATTCAATGTTGTTTATGATATGTTAGAAAACAACAAGAAAAAATTTGAAAAATATTTTTATTGGAACAAAGAAATAATTATAGATAAAAAAACTAAAGGATTTTACAGATTTAATACATCTAATGCAAAAACAAAAGATGGTAAAAAAGATGGTGCAATATTATTTAATGAATATCATGCTTATGAAAATGATGGACAAATAAAAGTATTTCAAAGTGGTTTAGGTAAAGTAAAACACGCAAGAATATTTATAATTACAACAAATGGATATGTAAGAGGTGGACCTTTAGATGAATTATTAAATGTTTGTGAAAAAATACTTAATGGAATGCCTAATACAGTTAGATATTATCCGTTTTTATGTAGGATAGACAAAAAAGAGGAAGCAGATGATGAGAAAAAATGGATAAAAGCTAATCCATCTTTAGAATATATGCCAGATTTATTTAATGAAATAAAAACAGACTATGAGGAAATGAAACTATTTCCAAGTAAAATATCTGAATTTATGACAAAAAGGATGAATTTGCCAGAGCAGAAAGAAGAAGAGGTTGCTGTAGAATGGTCTTTAATTGAAAAAACCAACAAAGAAATAATTAATTTAGAAAGACAGTCATGTGTTTGTGGTATAGATTATGCAAGTTTATCAGATTTTGCATCTGTATTTTTATTGTTTAAAAAAGATAATAAATATTATGGAATTACGCATTCTTGGTTTTGTAAAAACAGTAAAGATAAAAAAAGAATACAAGCACCACTGAAAGATTGGCAAACAAGAGGTTTATTAACGGAAGTTGATGATGTAGAAATAAAGCCTAAACTAATATTTGATTGGATAAGTGAAAAAGGCAGGATATACAATATAAAGAAAATAGCAGTTGATAATTTTAGATATGCGTTAATAAGCAAGGAAATGAACGAAATAGGGTTTGATGCTAAGAATAAGGAACAGGTTAAGCTAGTTAGACCAAGCGATATTGCAAAAATACAGCCTGTTATTGAGAGCATATTTGTAAATCAAAATATTGCATGGGGAGACAATCCTTTAATGCGTTGGTTTACAAACAATACAAAATTAGTACCTTGGCAGAACAACACTAAAGTGTTTGGAAAAATAGAGCCAAAATCAAGAAAAACAGATGGATTTATGGCATTTGTTGCATCTATGACAGTATCAGAAGAATTAACAGTTATTAATGAGAATGCACAAATATTTGATTCAATAGATTTTTAGAAAGGAAATAAGAAAATGGGCATAAAAGATGTTTTTGGAAGATTTTTTAATAAAAATGATACATTTTATAACAGCTATGCTGAAGATGTAGCTAAAGAAATATATTATAAAGAATTAGCAATAGCTAGTGCAATAAATATAATAGCAAAATTAATAACTAATTCAGAGATTAGAACATTTACAGATAAAAAAGAGGTGTTTAAACACAATTATTATAGGTTCAATGTTGAACCAAATCAAAATCAAAATGCAAGTGAATTTAAATCTGAATTAATATGGAAACTTTTTTATGACAATGAAGCGTTAGTTATAGAAGAAAATGGAATGTATTACATTGCAGATTCTTTTTCTAAAAACGAAAGAACGTTATATCAAACATTTTTCACAAATGTAAGTGTTGGAGGCTTAACTTTTAACAAAACTTACTACATGGAAGATGTTTTTTATTTTAAGTTAAATAATTCAAAGATAAAGAACTTATTAGATGGATTATACAACAGTTATGGAATACTTATAACTCAATGCATGAATGATTATAGAAAAGCGAGAAGTGTAAGAGGAAAAGTTAAATTAAACACAACATGGTCTCAAAAATTTGATGACCAAGCAAAACTACAAGAAGCTATAAGATCAAAGTTTCGTTCTTATTTTTCATCAGATAATGCGGTTATACCAATGGAAGAAGGATTTGATTTTACTGAAAGTGAAAAGAAATCCGTGACATCATCTGAAGATGTTAATAAAATAATCGAAGGAATTTTTGATATTGTTGCAATTGCCTTTAACATTCCAAAAGGAATTATCAAAGGAGAATTGTCTGAAATCAAAGAGGAAACAAAGAATTTATTAACATTATCAGTAAAACCTGTTGCAAAATTATTGGAAGATGAAATTAATCGTAAATTATATGGTGAAATAGCATATAGCAAAGGCTCAAAAATTAAGGTAGATATTAGCAGAATTGAACATATAAGTATATTTGATGTTGCTGGAAGCCTTGATGTATTAACAAGAATAGGATTTTCTCATAATTTCTTATTAAGAGCAATCGGAGAAGAACTTATTGATGAAGATTGGGCTAATGCACATTATATTACCAAAAATTATCAAAAACAGGAAGGAGGTAAGTAATGGACAAAAAGTTTTATAGTTTTGAAAAACAATCAGACAGCGTTGTAGATTTATATATTTATGGATATATAACATCTTATGAATGGGATGAATCAGATGTTTCAGCATGGGGATTCAAACAAGAATTAGAAAATTTAGGAGAAATATCAGAAATAAATATTCACATTAATTCATACGGAGGAGAAACTTTTCAAGGTTTAGCAATATACAACTTATTAAAACAGCATAAAGCACAAATTAATGTTTATATAGATGGAATTGCAGCCTCATCAGCCTCAATAATAGCAATGGCAGGAAATAAAATTTATATGCCAAAGACTGCTTTAATGATGATACATAATTGCTGGCTTTGGACAGTTGGAAATTCAAAAGAATTAAGAAAGACTGCTGATGATATGGATAAAATTGCTGTAGCTTATAAAGAAGCATATTTATCTAAGGTTAATATAACAGAAGATAAACTTGATAAATTACTTGATGAAGAAACATATTTAACTGCAGATGAATGTATAGAAATGGGATTTGCAGATGAAATAATAGAATTAAAAACAAATAGTTCTATAAATCAACATGCAAATATGTGTTTATTAAAACTTGTAAACAAACTAAAACAACAAGAAAAAGAAAAAACAGTCGTTATTGATGTTAGTGAAGAAACAGTAAATAAAATAGCTAAAGAAATCAGTGATAATCTGTTAAATGGTTCAGCAAATGAAGAACCAAAGGGACTATTAAATAGTCTAGAAGAAAATAAAAAAGTTCAAAAACAAGATACCTTAATGGTGTCTTTTTTAAATAAATTTTTAAAATAAAAGGGAGGAAATTTAAATGGAAAATTTAGATTTAAAATTAACAAATGAGGAATTAAAAACAAAAATGAAAGAAGCTGTAGAAAGTGGAGACAATGCAAAACAAGTAGAAGCATTAACAGAATTAATGCAATATGTAGCACAAGAAACAACTATGGAAGTGACAAAAACAATGAGACAAACAAACAATGACAATATGATAATGACATCAAGAGGAGCTAAATTATTAACATCAGAAGAAGTGACATATTACAATAAATTAGCTGAAGCAATGAAAGCTAATCAATCAATAAGTGATATAGACGCAGTAATGCCAACTACTACAATTGATAGAATATTTGAAGATTTAGAGGCACAACATCCAATACTTTCAGTAATAAACTTTCAAAATGTTACTGGAATGGTTGAATTTATAGTTAGAACTGGTGATGTAACTCCAGCATGGTGGGGAAAATTAACTGATGAAATCAAAAAAGAATTAGAAAGTGGATTTGATAAAAAACCTGTTAACTTATACAAATTAAGTGCTTTCTTACCAATTTGTAAAGCTCATTTAGATTTAGGACCAGCTTGGTTAGATTCTTTCATAAGAAGATTTATTGTTGAAGCATTAAGCCTTGGACTTGAAGAAGGAATAGTAACAGGAACAGGTAAAGACCAACCAATAGGTATGAACAGAGATTTAGAAGGAGCAGTTGTAGAAGGTGTTTATCCTGAAAAAGAAGCTCTTCCTATAACTGATTTAAAACCTGCAACAATGGGTGCTTTAGCAGCTAAATTAACAAATGGAGGTAAAAGAGTTGTTACTAAAATGTTAATGGTAGTAAATCCAATAGATTATTTAACAAAAATATTCCCTGCAACTACAATATTAAATGCAAATGGAACATATGTAAATAATGTATTACCATTCCCAACAGATGTTATACAATGTCCTGCTGTTGCACAAGGAAAAGCAGTTGTTGGACTAGCTCCTAAATATTTTATGGGATTAGGTTCAACAAAGAAAATAGAAGAATCTGATGAATATCGTTTCTTAGAAGATGAAAGAGTTTACCTAGGAAAATTATATGGAAATGGTTTCCCTGTTGATAACAATTCATTCTTAAATGTTGATATTTCTGGAATCGAGGCTGTAGAATTAACTGCAGAAGTATAGAGGTGATTAGATGGATAAATTACTATATGAGGTAAAACCATATATTCACGTTACTTGGGATGATGAAGATAAAGAGATAAACGATTTAATTCTAGAGGCAAAACAGTACCTATCTGAAAAGGTAGGTACTGAGATTAATTACGATAAAGATTTAGTAGCTAAAGGTTTATTGAAAGATTATTGCAGATATGTAAGAAACTTTTCTAAAGAATATTTTGAAAAAAATTTCCTAAATGAAATTCAAAATTTACAATTTAAATATGCAATAGAAACTAATGAAGGTGATACTAATGAATGAAAAACAAAAACTAAAGCATGAAACTTATAATGATGGTTTTATAACTTACGGATTAATTCAACCTATTAGAAACCAAAATAAAGTAAAAATAGGCGAGGAATTGAAAAAGAAAGGGATATTACCTTATGAGTTAATGTCTGTAAGAGACAATGATAATTTAATTGCAGATTCTTTGGGATATACAATAGACAAAAAGATAAAAGTTCCATATAGAATTTTGCCAGAAAACATTAAAGTTAAAATCGGTAAAATTATATATGACATCGTAAAAAAAGATGCTTCTGACAAAGTAAATTTATATTTATATTTACAAATAGCTTCTAATAAGGAGGTTAAATAATGACAGATGAAAAAATAGCACAAGTCGCAGAAAGTTTTGGAATACCTGTTGGAGCACAAAGAATTTATGAAAATGAAGTTAGTGATTACAATTATTTTATTATCAAAAAAGGAAGATTAAATAAAAATAGTTGTAATTCTTATACTAGAACAATTGAAATAATATATGTCTATGAGGGGGAACAAAAAATAAGTGACAGCCGAATTATAAAGGCATTTGAAGATATAAGATTAAATTTTAAATATGCTGAACCTGATGATTTTAGAGTAGGTAGCACCAATAAATGGGCGGATATGAATACATATGTATTTGAAAGACCAGAGAAGGTGTAATTATGGCTTATAATGAATTGAGTTTAGATTATAAAGATTTAGTTAAACTTGAAGAAAAACTAAAATTATTGCCAAACACAGCAGAATATGAAGTAAACAATTATTTGTGGAGCGAGGCAGGCAATATGCTAGAAAAAGAAGTATATAAAAGAATGCCACATTCACATTACGAACATTACAGCAAAGGAAAACCTAAATCTCATGCAAAAGATTCTGAATCTTTAGAGATAATAAGGTATAACTTAGGTGTAAAAGTTCAAACAAAAATCAAACCAAAGTCGAAAGATTTTGGTTATTTAATATTCCCAGATGAAGGTCGAGGAATAAGGCAAAAGAAAAAAGGAAGTCAAGAATTTTTTGGCAAGTCACTTGAAAGCCAAGGAAACAAAGTAATAGATGGGTTAACAAATCATCTAAATAAAAAAATAGAGGAGGATTTATAATGGATTTTGAAGATTACAAAATTATTGAAGGAACAATTACTATTGATGATGAATTAGCAACAAGTTTTGGATGTATAGGAACACTAGAGGGAACATCAGACATTTCAGCAGTAGAAAAGAAATGTGAAGGTGCAGTTATAAAAACTGTAAAAAAAGTAAATAAAGTTGATGTAACTCTAACAGGTCATCCATATGTTGCTGTATTAAGAAGTGTAGCAGGAATGACAAACGAAGGATTAAAAGAAGGCGTATATGGATATGGAGCTAATATAAAATCTAAAAAGATTGTATTTACTGCTAAAGTAGAAGATATGGAAGGAAATATCAAATTTATAGCATTCCCTAACATGGACGATGTAAAAGGATTAAACATTAAAATTGACAACGATGTAACAGAAATAGAAATGAAAGATTTTGAGTTCTCAGCATTAAAAGATGAAAATAATATGTTCTATTATGAAGCATTAGAAAAAGATTTAACAGATGAAGAATTAAAAACAAAATGGTTAACAAGCTTTACACCAGATTTAGTTAAAACAGCTTAATGTCGAAAAATGTAATAATTTGCGATAACTTTTCCTTGCAACATTATGTCGTAAAAGATAAAATGTTGTAAGGAAGGTGATTTTATGATAGATAAAATAAAACAACATAAGTGGCTAATTTTAAGTTCATCTTTAGCATTAGTCTTTTTTATCACAATAATAATATTACTTACTATTTCTGTTTCACGAAATGAATATATTAAAATTTTTGATGAGTTAAACAGTAAAAAGAAAGAATACAGCCAAATTAAAACAGCTTATGGTGAATTAAATAATAAAGTTAAAGAACAAGAAAATAAAATTAACGAATTGAATCAAAAAGAAAAACAAGAGCAGATTAATAAAAACATTAATGATTTAGAAATAAAAGTAACAGAATTGACGAACACAAAAAATGCTTTGCAACAAGAGATAGATTCTTTAAATGAAGAAGTTATAAAAACAAAAGGAGAACCGAAAACTTATCCAGCAGGGCATCTTATTGCGGGTACAGATGTTCCAACAGGGAAATATAAAATATTTGGTGGACATAGTAATTTTGTAGTACGCTCTGCAACAGGTAGATTAGAAGTAAATATTATTTTAGGAACTAGTTATGGAGTCGACGAATATATTTATACTTTTAAAAAAGGTGATAATATTGAGGCAGATTCCTCATTTAAATTAATAGAAATAGAACAAATAAAAATAGATTAAAAGACAGTCAATTTTGACTGTCTTTTAAAGTGTTTTTATTAAGGAGGAAGATAATGAAAATAAAAGATAAAGAAATAAAATTAAAAATAACACCACTAGCAATAGAAAAAATAGAAACTATTAGTGATATTGATATTCTTAAACTTTTAAGAGAAGCGGGAGAAAGAGAACCAAAAGCCAGTGATTATTACAAGTTAATATATGCTGGATATATAGGTTCTACAGGAGAAAGTATAGAATATAATGAATTTTTAAAATTAATAGAAGATGTTGATTTACCAGAAATTTCTCAAGTTGGTGTAAATCTCTTATTAAAAAGAAAAAACTAAAATTCCAAGAGAGTTTTAAGAAAGCTACTAGTAAAAAGAAAGACAAGAATAAAAAACAATATAAAGTTCCAGACGTACATATCGAAACATTAGCAGATATGTACGTTTTTTATGTTCATATAGATGGAATTAATGAAAATACATTTTGGAATAGTGATATAGCTTTCTTGGAAAATATTCATTCAAATATAGTAGCTTATGAAAATTATAAAAATAATCCGAAGGAGGTTAAGTAATGGCAAAAAATAAACAACAAATTAAATTCGATGCAGATGTTAGTCAATTTAAAACAAAGATAAAAGAATCTGAAAAAAGCATTACTAGTTTAAATAACGAGCTAAAACTTAACCAGGCACAATTAAAAGGAAATTCAAGTGATTCCAATTTATTGTCACAAAGAATAGAAATTTTAAAACAGAAATACGAAGAACAAACAAAAGTTGTAGAAAATACAAGAAAGTCTTATGAAAAAGCAGTAGAGACATTTGGAGAAAATTCAAAACAAGCAGAAAATTTAAAGAATAAATTATTACAAACAGAGACTGCTCAACAAAATATAAAAAATGAAATCAACAAAACTAATCAACATTTAACTGTTCAAACAGATAAATTATTAATTACAGGTAAAGCATGGCAAGAATCTGGGAAGACATTAAAAGATTATGGGAGCAAAATAGAAAGTGTAGGAAATAAATTATCAATTGTAAGTGGTATAGTTGGAGGAATCGCAGTAGCTTCACTTAAAGCGTCAATAGATTTTGAAACAGCTTTTGCAGGAGTTATAAAAACAGTTAATGGAACAGAACAACAACTAGCAGAATTAAGACAAGGTATATTAGATATGTCAACAGAATTGCCATCAAGTGCATCTCAAATATCAGCAGTAGCAGAAAGTGCTGGGCAATTAGGAATACAGACTGAAAACATATTAGACTTTACTAGGGTTATGATAGATTTAGGAAATTCAACTAATGTTGCTGCAGAAGAAGGGGCAACGGCTTTAGCAAAATTTGCAAACATAACGAAAATGTCAGCAGACAAGTACAGTAATTTAGGGTCTACAATTGTTGCATTAGGAAACAATTATGCTACAACAGAAGCAGATATAATTTCAATGGGACAAAATTTAGCTTCAGCAGGAACACAGGTAGGAATGTCACAATCAGATATCATGGCCTTAGCAACAGCTTTAAGTTCAGTAGGGCTAGAAGCACAAGCAGGAGGCACAGCTTTTAGTAAAGCTTTGGTAGAAATGCAATTAGCAGTGGAAACTAACAGTAAGGACTTGAAAGATTGGGCAGATGTAGCTGGAATAAGCACAAAAGAATTTTCTAGATTATTTAAAGATGATGCAACGAGTGCACTACAAGCATTTATAAAAGGACTTTCAGAATGTGGAGGAGAAACTGAATCAGCTATTAAAATATTAGATGATATGGGGATAACTGAAACAAGAATGAGAGATGCATTATTGAGGTCTGCAAATGCAAGTGATACGTTTACCAGTGCAATTGAATTAGGGTCAAAAGCATGGAATGACAACATTGCTTTAACAGAAGAAGCGGAAAAACGATATGAGACCACGGAAAGCCAAATAGAAATGCTGAAAAATGAAGCGATAAAAACAGCAATAGAATTTGGAGATGAACTTGCACCATCATTAAGACAAATAGTTAAAGATTCAAAACCAATGTTAAATAGTATATCAAGTGCAGTAAAAGCTTTTGCAGATTTAGATGATAAAACAAAGAAAAATATTATCACAATTGGAGCTTATGTAGTTGCGTTAGGACCTGCTATTAAAATTAGTGGAAATGTTATAAAAACTATTGGTAGTGTAAGAACAGGAATAGGAACTTTGACAGAAGCAATAGGATTGGCTAAAAATGGGATAGGTGATGCGACTGGAGCAGCAGCTACGTTAGCTAAAACTTTAAAAACTATAACATCTCCAACGGGGTTGGCAATTGCTGCAATTGTTGGAGTAACAACGGCTGTTACTACTTTGGCGTTAAAAGAAAATGAAGCTCAAAAGGTATCAAGGGAATTTGCTGAAGAAATAAAATCGTCAAAGAATGCATTAGATGAATATAATTCTTCAATAGATGAAACAAAAAATAAAGAACTTTCATATATTAATGCTGTAGAAAGATTAAAAAATGAGTTATCTACACTTGTTGATGAAAATGGAAAAGTAAAAAAAGGTTATGAAAGCAGAGTAGATTTTATTTTAAATGAAATGAACGAAGCTTTAGGTACAGAATATGAGTTAAATGAAAATCTTATAGATGGATACAAAGAATTACAACAAGAGATTGATAAACTTATTGAAAAAAAACGAGCAGAAATAATATTGGCAGCTGATGAAGAAAAATGGAAAAATGCAATTGAAAACGAGGAATCAGCAATAGATAAGTTAACTTCAGCATATAGTAATTTACAAGATTTACAAGAGAAAGAAGGAATGACATTAGATGAATTAAAAGCTAAGGCTCAAGAATATTATGATAAATCTGAAAGTTTAATTCACGGTAAAGGATTCGCAGGAAAAATGTGGAAGAAAAATGCAGATGAGATTCAAAATGTTATTGATGCTTACGAAGATGCGTTAAGTGAAGTACAAACTTATACAGGCGATTCAGAAAATTATGAAAAAAATTATGGATTATTTGTAGAAGGAAATTACAGTGAAATTTCAAACACAGTAAAAACATCTACTAAGGATTGGACAAGTAGTTCTTTAGATACAATAAAAAAATCAATAGATGAAACTGCAATTAGCTTACAATCATATAAACAACTGTATGAAGTTACAGGTAATGAAGTTTTATTAACAAGGCAACAACAAGCACAACAAGAACTTACAGCTTTAGCAGAAGGATTAATTGCTCAAACATCTATTGTAAATTTAAATTCACCAAATGTAGTTGAGGCTTGGAAACAATTAGCAAATAATTCGTATTCTGTTTATTATGATTCTATTTCTAAATTAGACCCTACTTTAAGAGAAGAAATAGAAAAAGCAACAGGCGTTATTGCTGAAAAAACACCTGAATTAGAAGAAGAAACAGGAAAAATGGCTACATCTGTTTTGAATGAATTTAAGAATAACTCAGAATATAGGAAATCGGCATTGGATAATTTAGAAGGACTTCTTCAAGGTTTAGAAGATGAAGAATTAAGACAATTATTAAAAGATGCAGGAATTGAAAATGCTGATGAAGTAATAAAAGGAATAAAAGAAGGAAATTTAGCTGAAGATGAAGGAGAAAAAATATTAAGTAGTTTACAAGCAGGGCTAGAAAACAAGACATGGAGAGATAGCTTGTGGAGTACAGCTAGAGGAATCGCTTCAACATTATCAGGGTTGCTTACAGTTAAAGCTAATGTTAATGGAAATACATCTAATTTACCAGGGCATAAAACAGGGCTAGACTATGTGCCATATGATAATTATGTAGCAAGATTACATAAGGGCGAAAGAGTTCTTACAGCAGAAGAGAATAAGGAGTATATGGCAGACAATATAGAAAACAAAGTATTTAGTAGAAATATAGTAGTTCAATTCTTCCCTCAAAGCATGACTGAAGTAGAATTACAAAGAGCAGAAACTTATATTGCAAAGAAATGGGGTATGGCATTGTGAGTTATAAATATGAAGATATAAGAAATTTTTATTTTGAGAATGAATTAGGAGAAAGAATAGATTGCCAGAAAATAGATGGAAATCTATTCTTTTATAATGTTGCTGGGTTAGGTTATGAAGAAGAAATTGAATATGTTCAAATAGGAAACAACTTTATTCCTAATAAGAAAAGAATAAAACAAAATCAAATAAGTGGAGATTTAGAATTTTACAATATGACATATGATGAATATTGTAAATTTGTAGATTTTATTTTAAGAGCTACGTCGTTAAAACTAATATATGTGCCTAAAAAAACAATAAGAACAGAGTATTACAGGGATATAGATTTATTTAAAATAGATAAATCTGAAGAAGATGAATACAATGTTTTACCTTGTCCAGTTATGATGAATTGCAAATCCCTATGGTATGAAGCAAAAGAAGTAGTTTATACTATAGATTCTGTAACAAATGAAATAAGATGGGATTTTCAATGGGATTCAATATTTACATCATATGATAATAGAAATATTATATTTAATAACAAGGGGCATGATGAAGCCCCTTTTAAATTGGAATTGAATGGTGAAGTTGTAAGTCCGATTATAACAATCTTAGAAGATGATATAGAAGTTAAGAAATTAGATTTAACAGGTTTAACAATAGAAACAGGAGAAACATTTATTTACAATACAAAAGACACAGCGCAAGAAATTGCAAAAGTTTCTGATAATAAAATAACAAATTTGTTTAGTTTTCTAAATCCAAATTTCATTAATTTCTATAAATTACGAAAAGGAGCTTCTACAATAAGATTAGAAGCAGATGGAGAAATTACAAGTGGTAAATTAACAATATACGTACAGTATAAAGCTGTATAAAAGGAGGAAAACAATGTTAAAAGGACACGTATTTAATTTGCAAACGTTTACATCAGAAGCGTTTGCTCTTTTTATTGATAAATTTTTAAATGGAAGAAGCGGAGTTGCAAAAGGATGTGAATTATCTAATACGACAAACTCTGTGACTATAGCAGATGGCTTCTTTGTAGTAAGAGGAAGATTTTTAGAGGTAATATCTGGAGTAACTATTTCAGATATATCAGATAATGGATATTATAGTTTAGTTTGCGAAATAGATTTATCTAAAACGAATACAGCAGATGAATTAAATCAAGCGGAAATAAAAACTATATATAACTCAAGTGCATATTCTACTTTAATACAGCAAGATATAACAGCAGATGGAACAATTTATCAATATGAGTTTGCAAGATTTAGAGTAGAAAATGGAACTATAACAAACTTTGTAGATAAAAGAACATATGTAGATTTTACAAGTGTTTACGACCAGATAGAAACTGAATCACAAGCGGTTTTAAATGAAATTCAACAAGCTTTAGAGAGTGTATTAGACGGAAGTGCTTATTTATTAAAAACGGGAGGTAAGATAGATGGAGATTTGGAAGTTGGTGGCAATTTTGTTGCTAATAATATTGCTGATGGTAATCGGGGTTAATTATATTAAAAATGATAAATTTGTTCAATTAACTGGAAATGTAAGTATTGATGCTCAAAAAGCTTCAAATATAACCATAGAATACCCAGAAGGTTTAAATGTAGATAATTGTGTTCCTGTTGCTACAGGTATAAAAGCATCTGCAATAGGATTCAATTATGTTGGTAAATATGATGACAGTATGGATATGTACTGGGGAGGATTTAAAAGAACTCTAACTTTAGGTAATAACAATATAACATTAAGGATAGAAAATCCAGCTACAGAAAAATCAACATTTAATTATAAGATAGTTTTAATGAAGATAGATTAGGAGGTCTTTAATGGAACTATATATATTATCAAAACAAGATTTAAGTATTTTATCTATATGCAAGCTATCAGATTATCAAATAAATTTAGATGAAGAAACAAATGCAAAATCTACATTTACATTAATGAAAACAGAAGGACTTAAAAAAGATAATTTCATGGTGCTAAATGGCTTATATAAACAATTTTTATTTGTTATAGATGATGTACAAACAGAAAAGGGCAGTAATACAGTAATAGTTACTGCCCTTGATATTTCTAACATATTCGATAGAAAAGTAATAGAGAAAAACACAGATACAATGACAAGTAAGTCTATTGAAGAATTTACAGCAAATACAATGTCAGAAAACTTTGTAAATTCTAATGATACAGCTCTAAATGTAAGTTATATAGATATATATTGGCATACAAACACAAAAGGAATAGTAGCAACTAATGCAGAAAATGGATTATACAATTTTCATACATTTTTAATAAATTGTAGACAGTACAAAAAAATATATACTGACTTCAAATTTGAAAATGGAAGATTGAGAATTGATATAAGTTGTAAGGAAGAAATAGAAGAACTAATAGATACAACTCTTCCAGAAGTCACAGATTATAACAAGATATATGAAGAAGACGTCACGGCGAAAGTTCAAGTATATATCAGAGAAAATGGAAGCGAATACAATCTGTATTTAAAAACAGACAGAACTACTACAACAAATAAAGATGACCCAGATAGAGCAAATGGAAAAATAGAAGTAATAAGTGTAGATACAGCAGATAGAGCAGAAGAGGAAGCACTTAATGTAATGAAAGGTAACAATTACAAGCATTTAGTAGAGTTTAAGATAGCAAAGACAAGTAAACTCATGGATATTACTAAGTTGCATATAGGTAGACCCATAAGAATAAAAACAGATGATGATATTTATGATAGTTATATTTCAGCAATAACTTTAAGTGATGAAAACTTTGTTTATTTTAAAAGTGGAAGTTTAAGAATTACATTATTAGATAAGTTAAAGAAAAATCAAGAAAAAGCAGGAAATAAACTTGATGTTTCTGGGGGAAAGATAACAGGCAATCTTGAAGTAGGCGGAAGTCTTCAAGTAAATGGAGTAAATATTTCACAAGAAATTGTAACAGGCGAAGAAATTGCTACAAATGAATGGATAGATGGCAAACGAGTATTTAGAAAAAGAATAGATTGTGGTTTTTTGAAAGATAATAGTATTAAAAATATACCAATAGATTTGGATTTGTCGCTTATTTTTGTTGAAAGATTAGAAGGAGTTGGTTATAGGCTTACTGATTTTTGTACTTTTTCCTTACCTTTTGCTTCTCAAGTTCCTGAAAATTCAATAACTTTAAATACTATGACTACTGCTGAAGGTTATTGTATTCAGATAGTAACAGGAGTAAATAGAACTAATGTAAAAGCTTATGTAAATATATACTATACAAAAAATGATAAAAGAGTAATTCGTTTTACAGTTGATAATACTTCATATATTGCAGAAGAAGGAATGACTTGGAGAGAATTTGTAGACAGTAAATATAATACTTTACCATTTGTATTTAAAGATATAGGTTGGGGATATTTAGTTGCAACAAATAATGGAAATGATATGTATAAAGTTGTTTATGCAAGTAATCAATATAATTATGTTAGAGAAACAACAGTTATACAAAACGGAGATACTTATGTATATAATATAGAACCAACATAAATAAAAATTATAAAAATTATAAAAATTATTTATGATGAATTGGAGGTGTAGAGTTGGATAATACAATAATGTTAATATTAGGTTTTATAGGTGCAATGATTCCTATTTTTACAGTAATAATTAAGTTAAACAGTACAATTACGAAATTAAACACAACAATAGAAATATTAACCAAACAAATGGAAACAAGTCAAAAAGATAGAAGCAAAATACATGACCAACTAAATGACCACGAGAAAAGAATATCAATATTAGAAAATAAGGAGTGATTTTATGAACATATCAAAAGGAACAATAGTAAGAACAATCATGTTATTGATTGTAGTTATTAACTTAATTTTGAAACATTGTGGAGTTGATTTAATCAATGTTTCTGAGAGTGAAATATTAACAATAGTAGAGATGTTGATTGAAGTAGCAGTTATAATTGTTGCTTTCTGGAAAAATAATAGTTTTACAGATAAAGCAATTAAAGCTGATGAGTTTCTTAAAAATTTAAAGGAGAGTGAATAACTATGAACATTATTGAAAAGACATACACCTTAAATGGTTCTTTGCAAAAAAGAAAAAAGACAGACACAATAATATTACATCATGCAGTTTATAATGGAGATGTAGAAGGAATAGACAGAATACATAAAAATAAAGACTATACATGCATAGGATATCATTTCTATGTAAGAAAAGACGGTACTATATATAGAGGACGTCAAGAAGATACAATAGGTGCCCATGCTTATGGTTCAAATAGTACATCTATTGGAATTTGTGCAGAAGGTAATTTTGAAGAAGATATAATGTCAGCAGAACAAAAAAATTCTATTATTGAATTAGTAGATTATTTGAAAGGCAAATATGGAATTAGTAAAGTAGTAAGACATAGAGATGTATGCGCAACAGCATGCCCTGGTAAGAATTATCCATTTGATGAAATCGTAAATGGAAAGGTAACAGAAACTAATCCAGTGATTATAAAGGAGGAATTTAATATGGCAAAAACATACAAAAACGGAAGTACAGTTGAAAATGTATACTCAGATACAAATCTAACAAATAAAATAGGAAGTTTAAACAAATGGGAACAATGCGAATGTTTAGATATAGTAAATGGTAGATACCTAGTTAAATATAAAGTAGATGGGTCTAATAATTACAAATGTGGATTTGTAAAATATAATGGTGGATTATAAGAGCTTAAAAATGAGCCGTAAAAAAATTACGGCTCTTATTTTTTTATAAGGAGGCAGATAATGGAAGAGAATGGAATATATAAAGGCGGCACTTTAATAATAAATTTAAATTCTATAGATGCAGTAGATAAAGATTATGTTTATGCGCAAGGAGATAAAGTTTTAGTAGCATTAAAAGAGTATAAAAATTCCGAAGAGAATATTTTATACGCTGAAGTAACACCAACTGCAGGAGCAACATCAGTTCAAAAGATATTCACAGCAGAGGAAACAGAAGAAAAATTGGAGTTAGATAAAACATACATATTACAAGCAGATTTGATAAATAAAAATGGAGTTTTTCCTATGTTGTTACAAAATTTGAAGGTTATTGGAAGAGCTATAATTCCTAATACAAAAGAGTAGGTGATTATATGTCATATGTTAATAATATTGCAGGTAGTATTGATAATATAAACACAGTAGGGGAAATAGAATCTATAACAACAAACGGAAATGTAACAACCATTACAGCTACAGCGCAAATAGTATCTAGTAATGTAATTGGTAGATTGGGGTTTGCTCAAGTAAATATTTCAAGTGAAGTAAAAGATGTATTAGTAAATGGAGAAAGTGTATTAGATGAACAAGGAAATGCTAATATAGAAATACCAGAAATTGAAGAAATAGACCCAACAGTTCCAAAACACATTAAGGGAATAACAGAAGAAAACATAGAAAACTGGAACAACAAAAGTAATTTTAGTGGTAACTATGAAGATTTAAACAATAAACCAGAATTATTTAGTGGAGATTATAACGACTTAGAAAACAAACCAAAACTACCAAATAAAACAAGTGATTTATACAATGATAGTGGTTATATAACAGCAGAAGATATACCAGAATTTCCTGAAATACCAGAAATACCACAACCAATAGAATATAAAGCAGATGATAATATAATTATAGAAGATGAAACAATAAAAGGATATACAAATACAGGATATAAAGTAATTGATGAAGATATTAAATTACAAGATATAACACCAACAAGAACAACAGGAACAAATAAACAAGTTTATACTGACGCTGAAATTAGTATTATTTATGACGGAAGTAACAAGATTAGACGAGCAGTAAATGGGATTGATTTCGATGTAATTTCTTTGTCTTATACTTGTAAATCAATGTTTTATAATCCTAATATTAAAAGAATATACGGCTTGGCAAACGGTTATTTCTTGTATAGTGATGACAACGGAGAAACTTGGAACACAAAACAAAGCACCTATGCCAACGGAAGTGATTACATTACACAAGCACAACCTCACGTTAGTGGATTAACAGCCGTAAACAAAAGCACTAAAACGTTATATGGATTAGGTGACAATTTCATTCAAAATAGTTCTATAAAAAGTACGATTTCGCCAGATTTTGTAACGCAATTTAGTCAATATCAGTTTATATGGTGTAACAGTTCAGGAACTTTTAAATATGGTGCAGGAAGTCAAGAAGGTACATTTGCTTCTTTAAGTGGTGTTACCGTTAATATGCTTAAAACTGTTAATGGTAGACAGATAGTAGGGGTAAAGAATAGTAATAAGTTTTATATGATAAAAAATTTAAGTGGTGTAACAGGGAATGAGTGGATTCCTTATGATTTGCCTAATGTTTGTACAGTAAATGATATTATCTTTAATCCTTATGATGAAACATATTATATTTTCACAGACGTAAATACATATTATAAAACAAAAGACCTTACAAACCCTGACAGTTTTGAGAGTGTAGACAAAGACGGACTGAGAGGGGTTCAAGGGCATTTTACTTTAATGGGAATACAAATGACTACAACCGAACACGACAAACTACTGTTAGCACCTACAAGAACAAAAATAGAAAACAAATTACAAGAACACGATAGGGATTTAGATAAATCTCGTTGGGTTGGTAAAGGGCTAAAATTAACCGAAGAAGGTAAAGTAAATGTAAAAAGCAACACTGATAAAATAGGAGTTAATGACTATGGATTATATCTAGGAATAATAGACCAAAATAATCTATCAGAAGATGTTATTGAAGCTTTATATGTAGCAAAAGCAACAATAAAACCTATGAGTCCATATGAACTTGAAGAATGGTATTGGGGAGAAGGGTATCCTCAAGACGACAACTATGCTTGTCAAAAAATTGTATTTACCGAAGCAGGGAGTTTCATTGACCAAGTAAATTGGGAGGATGAAACATTTGTAGAAGAAGGCGAATTAGGTTATTTGTTTTGCGACCAAAACCAGACTATATTCAAATATGTAAAAATATGCAATTTGAATTGGTTTAAATAAAGGAGAGTGATAAAATGGAAAAAGATGAATTAAAATGGTTGGATAGTATTCCAAAACTTTCTGATGAGAGAATTACATTGTATATACAAGGTTTAACTATAGCGTTAGAAAGAGTGAAAAAAGATACAGTAGTAGCAATGCTAAATGAAAAATTAGGATGTTTAGAAGCAGAAGCAAGAAAAAGGAATTTGTCGGTCTAAACGCCTAAAATCAAGGCATATAAGATGTTGCCTTTAAAATATAAAAGCCTTAAAATCGATTCTCATGTGTCGATTTTTTGACGAAATTTCAATATTTTTCAGCGTTTACAAGATTCGACAAACTTCGCAAAAAAGATGTGTTATAATATAACAAATTAGATATATAGATATAGGGTGAAAGAGGGCTAGCTATTATGGCTAGTCTTTTTTCATTTTTCCACCATAGTGGATAAAAAGTATGATACAAAGCAAAAAGTACATACTAAACACAAAGGTGGTAAAATGAGAGTAGAAATATTATTGAAAGATGTACGAATGAAGAAAGGATATAGTTTGCAAGAGTTGTCTAGAATAACAGGTATATCAACATCACATTTAAACTATATTGAAAACAACGAAAGAGAACCTACAATTTCTATGTTAATCAGAATAGCATTAGCGTTAAAAGTAGATGAAAGAGAATTATATAAAATTATAAAATAGGTGTATGAACAATACATCTATTTTTTTCGTAAATGATTTTGGGCGTTTCATAAAATATCCACCATAGTGGATGAGAAAAATTTTATTTTTCATGTAGGAGGAATAATATATGGAAAATAAAACGATGGTAATAGATAATTATGAATTTAAAATGTCACAAACATATTTTGA